CTTGCAAAAACTTATTTCATTCTTCAGAGAATCAAAAAGATATACAAAGATACATCTACTGCCAAGATTTTAATACTCAGCCATATTCAGGCAGTTATGGTGAACAACCAATTCTATGGATAGAAAAAGCATTTATAATAAAGAGTGTATTGGCAAAATTAAACAAGGATAAGATAGAGGATGTCAGAACGAAGCATAACAATTAAATTTCAAGCTAAAGGTAATGAAAGATTAACTAGAGCTATAAATAATTTAAATGTAGCAACAAGAAATCTAAAAGGTGAAAGTGTAAAACTTACTCGTCAAGGTGGTCTTTTAGATACAAATTTTAAAAGAAATCAAAAAAATGCAGGTGATTTAGCTAACGCTTTTTCTACTATGCGTTCTAAAATGCTATTGTTAAATTTTGCGATGGGGTTAGGTATTGGACAATTAATTAGGTTTGGTCAAAATGCTGCACAAATAGAAAATATGGCTACTGCATTTGGAACTTTATCTGGAGGCTCAGATCAAGCAAGTATAGCATTAGATAAACTATCTGAAGCAACAAATGGAACTATGTCAAATTTTGATCTTTTTCAACAAGCTAACAATGCTATGATACTTGGAGTAACTAAAAATTCTGATGAAATGGCTGAAATGTTTGATATGGCACAACGCTTAGGTAGGGCGTTAGGCAGAGATACTGCATCATCAGTAGAGTCTTTAATTACTGGTATAGGTCGTCAATCAAGACTTATGCTTGACAATATTGGTATTATAGTTAAATCTGATGAAGCATATAAATCATATGCTAAACAAATAGGAATTTCAGTTACTAATTTAACTGATGCTGATAAAAAACAAGCATTTTTTAATGCAACATTGGAATCAGCAAGGAAAAAATTAGAAACTTTACCTCCTGAAGTATTATCAACTCAAGACTCTTTTGATCAATTAGCTACCTCTGTTAAAAATACATCAGATAGAATTGGAAAATTTTTAAATCCTGCATTAGTAGGTGTTTCTAAAGCTATAAATAATATATTAAATCCATCCAAAGATGCAAAAATTGAAATAGATGGCGTAGGGAGTGCGGCTCATAGAAACTCAATAATTTTTAGTGCTGTATCAAATTTATTTTCTGATTTTACTACAAAAACAAAAGAAGTAGCTACAAGCACATCTTTTGCTAGATCACAAATGGACAAATTAGATTCTAGCACAAGAGAAACTTTATTTACATTTTCAGATTTTGCAGAAGAATTAAAAGAAACTATTGTAGATGAGCAACCTAATTTATTTTCATTTGAATTTGAGCCAAGAGAATTTGAATTATTTAATGAATTTATGGCTGATTTAAAAGCTCAAATAAGAGATTTAGAACGACAAGAAGCTAATTTAGTAATAGATTTAGAAGAGAAAAAAAGAGCAGCACGACAAAAATCTATAGATCAACAAGTTCAAAATGCAATTACAAGCACATCATCTGCTAGACAACAAGTTTTAGCAGAAATAAGATTACAAACTGCTAAGGCTGTATCTGGATATATTGGAGGATTATTTACTAGTTTGCCTACACCTTTAGCTTTGATAGCTGCAGCAGGAGCAGGTGGATTGATAAGCGAATTAATGACATCTGCATTATCAAATCTTCCTAATCCTAAATTCGAAACTGGTGGTATGGTAGGTGGTCGTAGACATTCTCAAGGAGGCACTTTAATTGAAGCAGAGCAAGGTGAGTTTGTTATGAGTAGAAGTGCGGTAGAGTCTGTAGGTATAGAAACTATGAATAGGATTAATCAAACTGGCTCGGCAGGTGTTACTGTTAATGTATCAGGCAACGTGATGTCGCAGGATTTTGTAGAAGGAGAACTTGCAGAGAGAATAAAAGAAGCAGTCCGTAAAGGCTCTAACTTTGGAATGTCATGATAAATAACGAAAAATTTAACCTAGCTACAGGTGGCAATTCTTACAATGTAGTACCTTTAGTAGTAATTACAAACAACGACATAGTGAATTACTTTTCTACTTATAATTTAAATTTAGAAGAATTTAGTTTTGATCCACTACTTTTAAACGTATCTTCTATAAAAGAGTCAGTAGATGTTGAAACTCGTAAATATAAAACATCATCTGTTACCATTACACTTTCCAATGCTAAATATCTTGGTAGACGTTTAAGTGATAGTTATACAGATATAATTAATGGCGATGTTGAAATTTATTTTAAAACACAAAACATAACTGATCTTGCAAGAGCTATGTTAGTTTATAAAGGTACAGTCAGAAGAATATCTCAAACTGACACCACTCTCACTTTAAGTGTAGAAGATGCTTCAGAGCAAAAAGTACATAAAGATATACCTGAGAGTATAACTAACGAAACAGATTTTAAGTCTAAATTTAAAAATAAACCTTTTCCTATGGTAATAGGCAAAGTTGATAGATCGCCTTGTATAACTTCATTTGGTACGACAGGAGAATATGATATAGATAATGATGGTGATTTAGACGAATATGATTTTGTAAGAGAAGTTTTTGCTGACAGAAAAGAATTGGCAAAATTAATACCTGAAAATTTACAAGTTGGAAATAATAAAATTGGCGTTACTTCATTATATGCCGAAGTAGATGATGACTATGTTGGTATTTATCCTTATACTCAAATAGACTTTGAATCTGGTTTAGGTGAAGGAGATTTAAACTATTCAACTCTAGTAACTAATAATGGATTTTGTTTTTTAAATTTATTCAATGAAGAAGGTGATACTATAGAAGAATTAGCACGAAATGATACTGCTGCTAATAAAGGTAGAGTTTTAGTAGAAAGAAAAGAAAATAAAATAGAAAGAGTTGTTCAAAATCAAGGAACTGATAGTAATTTTACTTTTAAAAGTGGCATAGTACAACAAGATGGTACACCGCATGGTACGCTAGATGAGGATTTTAATTTAAATTTTGATAGAATAAATGATGGAAATCCTAATAGTTGTGTTGAAATAGAAGGCGACTATAAAATGCTAGAAAGTACAACTAATGGATTTAAATATTTAGATTACAGTTTTGCCTATTTAAAATTTCATTTTGATTCGTTACCGTCTGGTGTTACTGTAGATATAAATGATGCTTCTACATGGTCAAGATATATAGCAAAAATACAAATTTTAGACAACACTCTACATAATGTTCCTTTAATTGCAGGTGCTCCTGTGCAAATTCCATTAGTAGGTGTTTTTACACAAGAAAACAATTTTGGTGGACAGCTAGAAGCAAGATCTACTACTGCTATTGAACCTAAAAGTGTATTAATACATCATGATAATACTAGAATGAATGTTGTAGTAAATGAAGGAAAAAAAATTATAGAACCGCCTGTAGATGAAGACAGTCAAGAGGATGGTAGATTGCATATTTTTGCAACAAGTCAATCTGAATACAATAGTTATGATGGAAATAGTCCATTAGGTAGAATTTCACCAATTTTAGTGCCTAATGAATCTAATTTTTATTGTCTTGGATTGCCAAAAATTTCAAGAGAAGGACTTTATCGTAGAGAGTTTGAAAATCCTGATGGAAGCACTTATACAGAAAACTTTTATCCAAATATAGATATTCCTGCCAAAATAAGGATATTTGAGTCATCTATGTGGGCGATGGGAACTTTAGACAACTTGCTGCAAAAAAATTTTTATGCAAACGTATGGGGTAGACCTACAGGTAATTTAGGTATATATAATTTACAATTAGTTCCTGATATTGGACAGTCTACAAATGAAATAGAAGAAAAAGCGACAGGACAACTCTTAAAGTATTTATTTGATAATAATCCTTTTGTAGTTATAGATGCAAATTCAATATATAACATATTAAGAGATAATTTACAAGTATATCCTACGCAAATAATAGTAGAAGAGCAAGTTTCAACTGATCCTAACAATCCGTTTGGTGGAGTAACAATAGATATTACTGACTGGCAAATAGTTAGAACAATAAATAGTAATGAAATATCATTACAATTTAGATGTGATGGAATTGTTACAAGCTATTCTAATGAGGAGGAAGAAGGAAGTGAACCTACAATACCAAATGGTGATGTTAAAGTTGTATTATCAGATGGACAAGAATATACTTTACAATCTGAATATAGTGGTTATTATGAATTTGCTACATTTGATATAATACCTATTGAAAAAGCAGGAGAAATAGTACAGCATATTTTGCAAGAAGAGTGTAAGTATGATGGAGAATTTAATGAAGATGAGTTTAACGAGATAGAACAGATACATAGTGGATGGAATTTTGCTTTTACGCAAAACAAGCTAATAAGTTCCAAAAAATTAATAGAAGATTTTTCAAGATCAACTAAGTCTTTTCCTAGATTTAGAGCTGACGGTACTTTTGGTTGGAATGTAGTCAAAGATACTTACTCAGACGATGATATAGACTTAGTAATACAAGAATCAGATATTATCAACTACAAATATGACAGAACAAAATTAGAAGATGTAAAAACTAAGGTAAAGGTTCTATTTAATATTGACTATGCTAAAGGTAACCATTTATTTTCTACGGATGATATTTTAGCGACAGACTATGTTAATACTAATATATATCAGTATTATGGTTTAGCGACTGACGACTCAGACTCTACTTTAAACTTTGAAAGTAACTATATTAGAGATAGATATACAGCAGAGCAGTTGCGTAATTGGTTACTTACTTGGAATATGAACCAAAAGAATTTAATAAGTCTTACTTTACCTATTAAGTATATTAAGTTAGAAGTTGGTGATGTCGTCGCTTTAGACAAAGAAATACAAGGAACAAAAATATTTGGTGAAACTTACACACAAACATTAATTACTAGAAATGGACAAGAAATATATCCATATTTTATGGTATATGAAACTAACAAGAATTTAGAAAAGGTAGATATAAAACTAATACAACTACACAACCTTGACATTAATACTTTAAGAACGGTTGAAGAGCCAGAAGCTCAACAAGAGGAATCTAATGTTGTATTACCAACAGGCGATGTGAATGGCGATGGTAATGTAGATGTAGTAGATATAGTTAATGTAATTAGTTTTGTTTTAGGAGCAAAGCAACCTACAGATGAAGAGTTTTTTCAAGCAGACATAAATCAAGATGGCAATATAGATATATTGGATATAGTTACTTTAGTTGCTTTAATATTAGGATAAATATGAATTTGTTATATGGAAATGGCGAGGTAGTTTTAGAGGAAAATACAGAAGTTGTTGGACTACAAATACACTTTATGGGTAAAATAAATGTAGTAAGTAAACTTCCTGATAACTTTAACGTAATATTAGCAGATGGTAAGATATTAATATACAGCTTAGAATTATCAGTTTTGCCTGAAATGCTATTTACTTATAATGGTGCTTTCAGAATAACACAATGTATAGCTTCCACAGATCAAGGCGAGAAAGCAACTATATATCCAATAAACAATTATTTAGGCTTTTGGTCTAAAACTAATAGCACTTACGATGCAGGATCAGAGTGGAAAAATTATTCAGGTGGTTATAGATATGGAGCGAAGGTTTATATACAGAAAAATAATATACCTAAATTAGAAAAAGGTACAAAAGTAGTTAAAAGAGAAAGTGTAGCAAGAAATGTGTCGCGACAGACAACTAGAAGTAGTGGAGGTTATTAATGGGTAAATATCAAAACGTAGGTACACCAAGATTTTATGTAGATTATTTTCAATATGCTTTAACAACAGGTATATTATCAGATGAAGACATATTTGTAAATACAGGAAATTATAGTTCTATAGATCAAATATTAAACTTATTTTATTTAAATCCTGCAAAAACTAACAATATTGGACAAGAATATTTTACAGATAATGGTTTTTACAATGAATTACAAATTGGAGCTAATTTAAACTTTAATACTACAGACTATGCCTTTGATTATTTTGGCATTTTAAATCACAACTTAAAAGAAGTAGAAACTGAACAAGCGAGTGGAAATGTTTTAGCTTTAACTTACCATGAAAATAATAATGCAATACATACTGTTTTGCAAAATATGGAAAATAAGTTAAAAATAAATATGAATAATTCGAATGTAAATTTAAATGGGTTTTCCTTTGTTGATTTAAAATCATCAAATGACGAAATAACAGCAAACCCTAATATAGTTCATTTTGATTTTAATAAAAATTTAAATGTAAATTTAAAATTAGGTGCATTAACTGCAGGATATTATTATGATATGCCTCACTCACCTGACTTGGACTTAACTCTTACAAGAGAATATGGAGGATCAACTAAACAATTTACTAAAGGTGGTGCGCTTTTAACAAATTATAACTATACTCAACCACCTACTTGGGGAGATTCTGAGGCATGGGGAACTTATTTAAATACGCTTAGAAAAGTACAAAAAAGAAGAGCAGGTAGAAGAAGATGGGATTTAAAATTTTCTTACATAGCATCGTCAGATTTAATGGCTGATATTGAAACATTAGACAATGATGTATTACAAGATATAGGAATTTTACCTTTTATTTATCATGAATTTACATCAAGTTCTTCTGAAATTTTTGATGAAACTAATTTTTCTAAAGACACAAGTTTCTTTACTCAATTTATGCAGAAAACTTTAGGTGGTAGTTTAAGGTTTATATTTCAACCAGATAAAACCGACTTTAGTCCTGATGGTTTTGCTATATGTGTATTAGATCAAGACTCAATATCGTTTAAGCAAGTAGCTCACAATACTTATAATGTAAGTCTTAAAATTCTTGAAGTCTGGTAGGATCAGGTAGAGGAAAGTCTAAGAACTCAGCCGACCATCTAATAATTCTATCAAGATACTCCTGAAACTCATCTTGTGATAATTTACTAGTAGACTGCACATCAAACTTAAACTTTAATACCTCGTGCATCTTATTGTCAGAATAACCTAGATGTTGTGCTAACAGCCTTACTATTACGCCTCTATAGTAGTTATTTTGTTTGCTAGTTTTTTTCTTTGGTAGTTCTTTTACAGTTAAGACGACATCTCCATGTAACTTATATAAGTCGTTTTGAAAGTCGTCTTTATTATTTAAGGTAAGCTTACCATTCTTTACCTTGCCAAATACTCTAATCTCAATCAATAAAATATCTCCTAAGCAGCTTAAATGCTTCTTTCCATACATCTATTCGATAATGCTCGTTAAATCGTTTAATACCCATACCATGCCTATCCTGATGATGTTCTCTACATAAAGGTATACAACTGAAGTCTTTAGGTGTTTGTTTGTTTCTATTATTACCCATACCTATAGCTTCTAGGTGATCAGGATCAACAGGTGTGCCACCACATATTAGGCAATGTTGCGATTTAATATACTTTAAGTATTCTT